TGAGCGGTTCGGGGAGTCCCTTCTCGCGACCGATACGCGCTCTGAGGTTCGCCAGATTCGCTGCCTCGACCGCAGCCTGTGCGGCTGCCGCCTGCGCCTCCAACTCGGCGATCCTCTTGTCACGCTTCTCGACCTCGGTGAGCTGGGCCTCTTCGAGTTCCTTCGCCCTCGCAAGAACGGTCTTCAGTTCGTCTTCCGTACTGACGCCGAACTTCTTGAGGAGCGCGGATCTCGCCTCGACGCGAGCGTTGCCAACGAGCTTGTTGACCTCGTCCTGCGCCAGAGTGTTCCCGGCAGGAGCCTCCTGCGCGGTCGGTGCCTGACCTTCGCCTTCAGCGGGCTTGGGGTCTTCGGGCATGGTACAGCCTCCTTGAGCCGTGGGAGTCACGTTCACGAGCAACATACCCCTGCGGGTATCTACCACGCAACGGGTGAAATCGAGTGGCGGCAGCGCGGATGGAAGACGCCGTAGTTGGCGATCGCCTGGTCGAGCGTCATGACATCCTTCGTCGCGCCCGTGATCGAATACGGGCCACCAAGGACGGCGGGAGGACAGCCGTCGGGGTAGTCGAGCGGCCCCACGATGTTGACGAGGTCGTGTCCAGAGGCAACGACACGGTCTTTGACGCCAGCGTTCTCTGCTTCCATCGTAGTCGTTCGGGCCGCCATCTCAGCATACGTCCTCAACTTCCATCGCTTGCCGGCGGCGTCCACGAAGCCCGTGATGCCCCCTTCGCGCAGCGTGCGTTCCATCTCTCGCGTGAGTTCCTCGGTCGTCAGCCCATAGAGTTCCTTGCGGAACACGGCGAGCGCCTCGCGACGGGCATGAGCGGAATCGAAGCTCGCGACGAGGTCATCGATGCGCCTCGAGGCCGTCTGGGTCATCGCCCAGAATCGGGAGTCGGAGGCGTCGGTGATCCCCGGCGTGGTCACGGCGGATATCCCCGTGGTCTTCCCGTACAGCTCGGGTATCGCTTCGGCGTTCCAGACCCTGGTCTGCTCGTAGGCCTGCGTGAGCATGAGTTTGGACTGCTGGGCCGCCGCCCTCACCTTCGCCGGCAGCCCGGTGGCGAACGCCGCAGCCAGCATCGCGGCTATCTCGTCATCGACCTCGCCGTACATCTTGTCGATGCGTTCGGCTTCGGCCTCTCGATCGGCGTAGGGCACGCGCTACTCTTCCTGCGCCTGCGTCTCGGCGGGCTGTACCTGACCGTCCGGGCCGACCTTCGGCGGGAGCTTGATCGCGGGTGGCGGCTCGGGCTGGTCGGACTTCTCGTCCTCTTCGATGCGCTCGAGTTCTGCCTCGAGTTCGTCGCCCTCCAGGCCGTCCAGCCTGATGACGGACGCACGGACGCTCGTGTTGCCCGCAGCGGCCCGCGTCTGCTCGACCTGCGCGGCTTCCATCGGGTCTTCGGGCAGGCCGTCGCGCCATTCGATGCGGAGGTTGTCTAGCGACTGGCCCTCGAGTTCAGCCGCCGTAGCAAGCATCTCGCGCACCACAGTATCGTAGGTGAGTCGCAGACGATTGACTGCTGCGAGAGGCGATATGAGCAGCCGCTTGAGCGCAGAGCCGCTCTCTGCCATGCCCTGCTCGAGCTTTCCGAACAGCGCAGGACAGGTGTCCGTAGCCGCATAGAGTTCCTCTCGCAGCATCTTGATCATCTCGAGGTTCGGGATGAGCTGACCTTCCCAAGTGACGTAGCCCGGTACCTGATCGCCCTGCTCGAGCGGATAGAACTGCCCGCTCTTGACCTGCCATTGCCCTGTCTTCGGGTCTTGCTCCAGTGCGGTATCGGGGCCGTACATGCCGGGATCGGTGTGCTTGTCGAGCACCCGCGCCATCTGCGCGTAGCGCACTTCCATCTCCGAGAGGATGGAATCGGCGTCCGAGAACAGCGAGTGCCCGCACAGCTCCGAGGAGGTGCGCCAGTTCGGGGCATGGAAGATGAGCATCCCCTCGACGCCAGAAGCCACGCGCTCTGAGGAGGTCACGCTGATGATCTGCGACCCGTCGTGGTTGAGCTTGAACCGATAGGTCGTGATGTACCCAGGCTCGTGAAGCTCTGCGCGGCCTTCCCACTTGGGGAGTGCCGGCGTGCCGAGGTTCACCTTCCACGCGAGAAGATGTCCCTGGACATCGCGGATGTCGTCCTCATGCACCACCGGGAACCAGTACTTCGGCGGCTGCAGCGAGAGCTTCGCCTTGCCGTCTGCCTTGCGCCCGACCTTCAGGACTCCGTCGCCGTAAGAGATCGTGTCACCGACGCATTCGTGCAGGTTACGCCATGTGTCGAGCCTTCTGACGAGGTCGTCGCAGTAGGTCTGTTGAGCCTCGTTCTCCGTCCGTATCCGCCCCGGCTCGCCGCACAGAAGGTCGGCGAAGATGAGACGGGTCTTGCGTACCCACGGCAGGTCGATCTCGATGATCTGCCTGTTGTCCCGCATGAGACGCATGAACGATGTCCTGAACACCTCGCCATGGTCGCCCTCCAAGAGTTCGTCCATGGCCTCGCAGGTTTCGAGCCGCTCCTCATCGCTCGGGGGGAACGGCGCACCGTCACGGATCGCGTCGAGACTCGTTAGCATATCCTCACCAACCTCGCGGCTTGTCTATGGTTCCCGCGATACGGCGCGGTGCCTTGGTCGGAGCAAGGGCGAGAGCCAGTGCATCCGACTTGTCGGGACTGCGCCCGAGTCGCTTCTTCACTTCGGCTTTCGCTTCAAGCACTATCTTGCCGTTTCTCACAAGGTAGCGTACAGCCCTCAATTCCGAGAGCAGTTCGTCGTCGGCTGGCAGGGAAAGCTCCCCGCGCTCCGCCAGAAGCTTCAGGTTCCAGTACACCTCTGCCCTGCGGTTGAAGAACTTGTCCGACTGCATTGCCGTGGAGCCGACGTTGATGCCCTCGACGGGCAAGCCTGCCGAAGCGAGGATGTCGACCACGCCGCCGCCGACGCCGATGTCGTCCACGCGGATGGAGTCTGGGGCGTCCTCGGAAGCCTGATAGACCGCCTCGATATCATCTGCCACCTGCTTCGTGGACTTCCGTTCCCAGCTCATGAACTCGACAACACGAGTTCCACGACAACGCCAGAGAACGGAGTTGTCATCCCCGAATCGGGCGACATCGACTCCCCAGCGATGGGCACCATCTGTGCCGGGACTACCAACGCATCTTCGCAGCACCATAGGATCGACAAGCTTGTCGGCGGATCCGACCATTCCCCACACACCATCGATATAGGCGTCCATGAGTTCTGGGGTGTCGGAGTAGAGTTCACGGATGCGCTCCTCGTATCCCTGGGGCAGGAACTCGTTGTCCCGCATGAGCGACTGGACGAACGCTTCGTCGGCCTTCGGGTCATCGACCATGCGCTGGAGCCAGCAGTCCTCGGGGTTGGAGGTGATGAGGACGTAGCCGAACTTCAGGGAACGCTCGTTGCGGCCCGGTCGCGTGATCAGCAGGCGTGCCGGCGTCTCTTCGGTGTCCGAGGCTTCCTCGATGACCGCTGCGTCCAGCTCCATAGACTTGACGCGCTCGGCGTCCTCGGTCGACCCGAGTCCACCGTATTCGATACGGCTCCCGTTCTCGTGGCGGAAGACCATGTCGTGCTTGAGGTGCTTCCAGCCCGGTCGGGAGAGGATGTCTATCTGGCGGAGCATCGTATCGAGCGTCGTGCGGGTGAAGGCTTTCGCCTCGTTGCGGCACATGTAGACGCGGAAGCCGGGGACTCTCTCACAGGTGAGCGCCGTCTTCGCGCAGACGTAGAACGACTTCCCCCCGCCTACCGCTCCACCGAACAGCACGACGGGGATGCCGCCCATGCCTCGAGTGCGCTTGGCGATCTCCTCGCGCTTCTGCTCGATGATGGCGTTGCACTCGGCCTGTCTCGGGTGCCAGGTGAACTCGAGCGCCTTGGCCTGCTTGTACTTCCCGATGAGCATCGCGATGGCCTCACGCTCGCCACGGGAGAGCAGCCTCAGGGCCGATGTGCGCTCCGATTCGGTCATCTCGAGGAACTCGATGAGCTGCATCAAAGCTCCCTTATCACTCTTGCCGGGTTGCCGCCCACAAGCGTCCTGTCGGGGACATCATGCGTCACCACGGAGCCAGCCGCCACCACCGAACCGCGTCCGATGCGATTGCAGGAGGCCAGGATGATGGCCCTGGCGGCTATCCAGACATCGTCCTCGATGACGATCGGGGCGAACCACTTCTTGGAGATGTCCTCGGGCTTGTGGTCGTGCGTGAGGATCAGCACATCGTCGGAGATACCGACGTTGTTGCCGATGGTGACGTTGTCGGAGATGTCGATCTCGACCGAATCATCTATCTTGCAACGCTTCCCCATGGACAGCCCTCCCCCGTGTCGCTCGCGGTCGTGAAGTATCACGGGAGCGCCCAATGGAGCGGATGCATGAGCACGACCGCCAGACCGCCTTTCGATATGCCCTCGCGGATATCGCGGGGCGCGGCCTTGAACGCACCTCCGCTGTCCGAGAGGTAGAGGCCATAGCGGACATGGTACGCCTCGTAGATCAGCCCTATCGATTCCATGGATACCTGGCGGGGTATCTTCCCGATGTTCGACTGCTTGGCGAAATCGGTGAACATCTGATCGTTCGGGAGATCGGCCTTGTGGCACATCGAGTCGCCGTGCCCCGCGATGCCGGCGATGTCGTGACCCAGCCCGCGCAGCTCGTTCAGCTCGCGCTCGAGGATCGAGAGCGGGTCGCCGTTGACGCCCGAGAGCCACGCCGCGACGGCGTTGTTGTGGATGCCGATCTCGTGCCCGTAGGACGCGATCTTGTCTAGGCAGTCCTTCACGAGCGCGGTCATCTCGCCGTGGAAACGGTAGTACCAGTCGGTGTGGAGGACGAAGTAGGTGCTGCGGATGCCGTTGGCGTGCTCCCACTTCGCCATCTTGACGGCGTTCTCGCAGTCCGAGTCCATGTCGTGGCGGACGCCGACCTTGACCGTCCCGTCGTGCAGCTCCCGCATCGTGCCATGCTTGCCCGCTGAGAGCACGCGCAGCACATCGTCCAGGCACTTCATCTTCTGGTAGCGGGCGACCATGGGTGCCTTGCGGGCATAGAGCTGCTCGAACGTCTCGGGATAGGTCACAGCCACACCTCCTGAAATCCAGCTTTCCGTTTCCAGAGCGACAGTCCCTTCGGCCCCCTGAAGTCCGTGTACCACACGGCGTCGACGCCCTCGAGTTCCGGGGGCGATGAGAGCGCCCACTCCATCAGGTCGAAGTGCAGGCGGAACATGATGCCGCGATCGAGCCAGTCGCCGTGCCCCATGATCTGCATGTAGGTCGCGGTATCTCCCACGCGCACGAGGCCGATGTAGCCGACCAGATGCCCCTCGGCGAAGATGCCGAAGTCCTTCCTCCAATGGTACGGGCAGGTCTGCTCGACCACCGAGGACAGTTGCGGCTGGCTCTCATCGAGGTACTCGCGGTAGTGGCCCTTCATCGGGCCGCCGCAGCGCACCTCCTTCGAGTGGTGGATCGCGTTGAGGTCGGCGTGATAGAGCGGGTACTGGAAGAAGCCCGTGGTGCAGCCCGCCTTGTCGGCGTACTTCGCGTCGCGCTTGCCATTATGCACGCGGGCCATCAGCGAGTCGAAGGACTCATCGAGGCGGATGCCGGCGACCGCGTTCGCGCCCTTCCCGTAGTAGTGACCCTCCCAGCGATCCGAGCAGGACTTGGTGTCGTACCCGCAGGAGCAGTGCGGCATCAAGTCCACGCTCACTCCTCGTTCACCCACTGGGCGAGGCAGTGCGAGCAGGACTCGTGGGCACGGGTGCGGACGGCCTGGAAGGCGGCCCCGAACCAGATGTCGCGGATCGGTTCGGTGGTGGCGTTGCCGATGGGATGCTCGCCTATGGAGTCCACGCAGCACATGACGACATCCCCGTTGTGGCGGACGGTCAAGTCCTTGTGCGTCTGCTTGCAGGTGCGCGAATCGTATCTGACCTTGTAGTGCCCCTTGACCGAACGACCGAACGGTTCCTCGGGGACAGACCAGACGAGGTCGACCTTGCCCGTCCAGAACGCCTTGGCCTTCGCGGTGTCGATCTCGCGCACCTCGGTCATGCGTAGCTCGGACTTGACGCCGGCTGGCTTCTTGGCCTGGAACTCGGCGATGTTGGCAAGGAGCCTGTCCCACTTCAGCCCGGGCCGCATGGACTCGTAGGACTCGCGGTCGTAGCCTTCCACGGAAAAGGACATGATGTCGCCGGGGGTGAGCATCGAGCAGACGCCGTCGAGGATGTCCCCTGCGAGCACCGACCCGTTCGTGTACTCGATGAGGCGCTTGCCGCGTGACTTGATGGCGTCGAAGATGTCGAGCACTTGCGGGTGCAGGAACGGCTCGCCGAACAGGTGCGGCTGTACCTCGGGGGTGGAGGGGAAGGCGTCGATGATCTCCTCCACGAGCGACAGCGGCATGTCGCCCTTCCATCGGGGGTCGTGGCTGCAGATGACGCACCGGGAGTTGCAGCGTTCGGTGATGCCGAGTTCGATGCAGGCGGGTTCTCCTACCACGACGCCCACCACGAACCCTTGGCACGCGGCATGACCGACGCGCCGGCACGGCGGGCCTCGCGCAGCTGCTTGTCCCCGATGCCGAGGACGAGGGCGCGATCGGAGAGTGCAAGGAAGTCCTCGCGCAAGTCCCAGCAGCGGGCGAACTGGTTGATCTGGGGGTCGGCGGTCACAAGGTCGAAGGTCACCTCGCGGGAGACGAGCGCCTCGAGCCATTCGTAGGCGTCTCCGATGACGAACTGCCAGCGCGGGAAGAGCGGGGCCATCATGACGATCCGTTCCTCATCGATGTCGATGCCCAGCCCGTCGATGCCGGCGTCGCGCACATGCTCCTCGGCGTTCTCGCCATAGAATCCCGCGCAGAAGAAGCAGACGGCGTTCTCACAGCCCGCGAGCGCGGCGATCGGGAACGGTTTCTCGCTCACTTGCGCTTGCGGCGCTTCGCACGCGGGGGCAGGGACTTGAACTTGGTCTTCTTGGCCCACTTGCGGGCGAACCTCTGCTTGGTGGCGAACGCCCACCGCTGCTGCGCCCTGGACTTGAACGGCATCACTCACTCCTTCGGGTTCGCGTATCCGATGAGAACGAGCGCGGTCGTGACGCCGAGAAGATACCCGACCACTGCACCGATGAGCACCCACTCGAGCGTCGTCACAGCCCACCTCCGGGCATCACGATACGCCAGAAGATACCCCATGGGGTAGTGCGAGGTGGGGGTGTTACGGAATGCCGAAGAAATAACACCAACTGGGTCTTGCACACCTACGGATGGCATCTGCTACACCTGTATCACGGGTCGTCCATCGCGGACTTGAGGGGGGTCGTCAGTGACAGCATCGAGACTGAGCCGACGACCCCCGACCCGTATCATCATCGCTCCCTAGCATCCCCGGACACGCGCCGGGTCGATCAGGGGGCAGCCCTGACCCGGTGGACATCATAGCGGCACCGAACCATCTCCTCGTCTCGCCCACGGGAGCGATCCTAGCCGTCAGAGGGTCACAGTGGGGTCATGGGTAGGATACCGCCGCCCAGGTAAGCCCAAGTGCCTCCCCGATGAGAGAAACGTGTAGCAACTCGTCGGAGGGGGGGCTACAGGGGGGAGGCCTGTCTCGGGGAAGTCCCGATCGGCATACGGACACTGTGACGCCTTTGGGGTGCGGGGAGTGTGAAGGTGCTGAATGCGGCTGGCCCGTGACACCCCGGGGGGTATGGGGGTGCTCGATCGTTCTACCTGCGGAAACACGGCAGGGAATGAGGATACCCCAGGGGCCGCGCTCCGATTGTTAGCATCCAGGGCGATTCGATCGTCTGAGCAGGGGGAATGCCGGCGGCTAACGATGCCTTGCGATTCCCGCTTGTGGCTGTAGCTTGCGCCGGGACATAACGATGCCCGCTTGCAGGTATAGCTAACACTAGCGGCTAACGATGCCGATTAACTCCCGATGCTTGCCACTAGCACTATCAGTGAGCGCGTGTCCCTGCCGATAGCTCGAGCGCGTTTCGTTCGCTTGCGCTTGTCGCTGCTGTCTCTGCCAGCGGTTTCCCCTTGTACCCACGCTTGCACTACCCTGCGATATCTTCCCGACGATTCCCGCTGCAGGCGTTGCAATGTCATGCCGATAGGGTATAGTGAGACAAGAGTCACAGTACGGCGCCCGACGCTGTACGCCACGAACCTTCACAGCCGAACCTACCTGCCCGATGTAGGTAGTAGGCGTTGAATATGAGCCGATTGGAGCGGTAACAATGTATTACCTATTGGAGCGGTTCGGTTTCCACCGCCACGCATGGCATCAGTACTACCATCTTGGACTCGGTTTCCAGCGTTGCACCGTCTGCGGATCCTACAGGCACAACACGATTCAACCCTTCGGCACTAGGAGGGCGGTCTCGTGATTATGTCTACAGGCACTCGCATTTCCGAGGGGAACCGAAAGATGGGAACGGTGCCGAGTGTTTCCCTGCTACCTGTCGCCACCTGCGCTCCCGATGTCCCCTGTAAGACCGAGTGTTACGTAGTACGCAACATGCTACGCGGCCCTCACGCCGAAGCTGTCAGGAAAGCCTACAGCGCCAACACGGTGCTAGCGAAAGGCGATCCTGAGCAGTACTGGCAGGGGATCACCGAATACCTACAGCGTCGCAAGCCTGAGCGGTTCAGGTACCACGTTTCGGGCGACATGCTCAGCGTTGACTACCTGAGGAACATGGTGGCGGTGGCGGAGCGATTCCCTGCAACGCGGTTCCTTGCGTTCACGAAACGATTCGACCTTGTCGCGAGCTACAAGGAATCGGGCGGTATGTTCCCTGCGAACCTATGCATCCGTCTCTCGCAGTGGTACGGACGAACATCAACGCTCGCCCTGCCGCGTGCATGGTTCGTCGACGTGTCCCGCGCTTTCGATTCCCGATTCGATGCCGAGTACGATGCACTGGCGGCACAAGGAATCGTATGCGCCGGCAGTTGCGCCGAGTGTTCCTTGTGTTGGGATAACAGCGTGCGAGATATCGCTTTCCACCGTCATTAGGCTCTAGCTAGCGAAAAGGCTAGCAGCGTTCGCCCTGCTCATATGGGCGCGCTGCTAGCCTTTTCTTTTGCGCCGGCATCGACCCGGAAACCTACCCTGCAGACCAGCCCGACCAGCCCGCCCAGACGGCTCGTATCCAAACGCAGCGGCAGAACCAGAAGAGCTGGAGCATGAAGTCCTCGCGTGCGCGAGGGAGCACGGTTTGACCGATGTCGGAGCCTACTGTTACACTCGACATCGTGAGGGTATGAAGTACTGGAGCGGTACTTCTCAGAGCAGGGGCTGACAGCCCCTCAGACCGAAGGAGCGGAACCATGAAGCTGGAGAACGTCGATGGTATCCCCGCCATCACAGGAGAGTTCGGCACGGTCTTCATCCATGACCTCGACCATGCGCTGGCGACGGTCATCCACACCAACCAGAACACCGTCAGGGCTATCGAAAGAAGCCTGCGGGACGCGCAGGAGCAGCAGGAGCTTCTCCTCCTCAACGTCGTTCACGCCCACCTCGACGGCGTCGACGACATCCTGACCAAGAAGGGCTGTCCCGAGGACGAGGAGGACTGAGCGATGACCAAGTATGAAGTCCAGCTCTCTATCCCCGTGCGCGTTCTGGTCGAGTCCAACAACGCCACCAACGCGCAGCAGAAGGCAATCACGACCTTCTTCGCGGTGTCGGCACCAGCGTGGAACGCTGCCGACTTCTCATGGAGCGTCCGTGATGTTCGCAACTATCCCCGCGACCATGTCGATGCCGTCGAGGTCTACGACCCGAAGCGATTCCCTTGGAAGGGGGGCGACATCTCATGACCGAGAAGCGCACGTTCGCTGCGATTGCACAGGACATCGTCGCCGATGCGGGGTTCACGGGTCAGGAGAAGCGGCTCTGGTCTGCGATGCCGTACCTCCGCGACCTCGCTGGGTTCCACACATCTGATCCTGAAGCCGACAACGGCTGGGGCAGCGCACGGTACATGAGCCTGTACGCCCTGTCGAACCTCGCGACCTACAAGGGCGAGGGAGCGCGTCGGCTGAAGTCAGAGCTGAAGTCCATGCTCTAGACGGTCACCTTGAGCCGCCGGCATCGGCTGGCGGCTCACAGAGGTCGTCTACGGGAAGACGGCACGACGAGAGGAGCGGCATCATGGCACAGGAGCAGAAGATCACACAGGACACACGGTACAACGAGGAAGCGGTCTTGACCGACCTCCGCATCGCCTTGGACGGCAACGTCGAGGTAGGCGACTTCCGCAGCGAGGTCGACAGCGGCTGGCTTGAGCTTTCGGTCGACCTCGAGAACACGCACGGCATGTCCCCCGCCGAGATTCTCGACGCGATACATGAAGTCCTCGCCGCGTATCCCGGACACGGCGTGCAGCTCTCGCTCGGGCTGTACATCTTCCGCGAGGACGACGGCGTCGACTTCGGGGAGCTGCAGGAGATCATCGACCACGGCAGCATCGTGCAGGTCGTCATAGACGGGCAGTTCCTCGCGGCTGACGGCAACATGATGCGCCGTGCGATCGCAGACAGCGGTGTCGCCATCGGGGACATGGTCAGCTACGAGACGGACGGCATCATGCTCGTGTCCTTCGCCCCCGTCGACCTTGACGAGGACGAGAGCATCAAGCTCCATCGGGGCGACCACGAGGTCACCTTGAAGATCACGAAGGAGGGTTAGCCATGACCAAGCTACTTGCGAACGGACGGCTGCAGGGAGAAGCCTGCGACAGGCTGGAGGGCGTTGCCGATACCCTTGAAGCGTGGGCTGAAGCAGCCAACAACATCTACCGATTCGGCGTGGTCACGGAGGAGGCTGGGGAGGCCGCGAAGAACCAGCGCGACAACTACGCCGCGCTGGCGTCGGCAATCCGCGAGGCGGTGCGGGATATCAACAACCGTCCCGCCCACGAGTCCCGTCCGCCGTGCATCGGCAGCGGTTGCCCTATCGACCGTACCTACGGCGAGTGCGACGCCGCCGGCACCTGTCTCGTGACTGGAGGTGAAGTGTGATGGGCGACCTGATCACCATCAGCGAGGCAGCGCGGCGGCTCGGCGTCGAGCGCCAGACGGCGTACCGCTACGCTGCCGAGGGCAAGCTCGAGGTCGTCCTGGTCGCGGGTCACAAGCTCGTTGACGAGGACAGCCTCGACGGCGTCGAGGTCAAGGCTCCGGGCTGGGAGGTCAAGCACGCTCCTGACGAGCGCGACTGGACTCGCGCCATGACGCTGAAGCGGCTGGACGCATGGAACGGAGCGGTGGCATCGGGTCGGTTCGATGATCCGAAGACTGGCAAGGTGGACGACGGACTCGTTGCCGCCTACGAGCTTGAGGTCGGCTGGACGCATGAAGAGCTGCTGGCGGCAGCGGAGAAGCACTTCGGGAACCGAGTGAGAGGAGCGGCACGATGAACACATCGGACAACGCAGCAGACATCTATCGGAAGAACCGCGAGGCTGGTGTCGAGCACTACAAGGCGCTCTCCCGCGCCATCAACTCCAGCGTCACGAGCGCGTATCTGGAAGGCTGGCTGGAGCAGTTCAAGGGCGAACACCCGACGCTGCAGGCATCGCTCTTCCGCTCTCTGACGCAGGCGATGCGCGAAACGCATGTCTTCGTGGACGGCGTCGACGCCGACGGCAGGCACTTCACGGAATGCACGGACGGACGGATCGCTGGCGATCTCCCAGCATTCATCGCCCACGGGTACATCCCCTTCATCTGAGAGGAGCTGAGAT